ATGTTCGTATGAATATCTGCCCCTTCCCAAAACTTATTGTTGTCAGAGGCAGGTAGTTCATCTAATAATTGTTTATTAGGTTCGTCCATTTGTTCTGTTTCCTTCTCTTGTATCAGCAAGCCTTAATCTGGCATCTGCTGCCACAACTGCTGCTGCTATTCCAATATCAGAAAAAGTCTTAGATTGTCCCGGCGCAAATACATATTGAATATTCTCGTATTCAACTGTTACCGTTCCTTCACTTCCTTCTGTTTTATTGATATTAGTAGTCCTACGACCATTAGCATCGCGTTCAAGCATTCCTACATTAGTTACTACTGTTGGCATATATAATTCACCACCTTTCTATACAGAGGTTTTCTTACCTCCATTTGGTACTACCATTCCTTTATTGGTAATATCTAATTTTGCTCTTCCAGCAGCTTCTGCCTGCTTTTGAAAAGCATCACCATTCCCTGGCTTTCGTACTTTAAATAATTCTCTTAGTTTTCCCATACTTTTCACCTCTCTTTCTAGCTCATTGCTTCAGCTAGCCTATCAACATGCTTCCCCTGTTCTTTCTCAGTAAGAAATTCAGCTTCTTTAACTCTGTTCTCAATCATGTCTAGTAATTCGCTGTATGCCTGCCCAGTTGCCCATGCAACTTTTTGAGCAAACAAATATTCTTCATCTGACTTGAAAGTGCGAGGGTCAACTACAGCTGACTTAATTCGCAATTCCAGAATTGGGAACAGGACCTTGGTCCATCCCTCCATTTGGCACAACTCCTTCAGCCGGAACCCCTCCTGCTGGCGCAGGGACTCCTCCTGAGTTAATTTGATTTTGGTCAATTTGAGCACCTCCCATCTGATTTGATATCTCTTCAAAATATGAATCTGCATCACGGATTATATTTGTTGCTTCCATCCCTTTTACTAGAAGCTCTTTATATTTAGGTCTTATTCCTTCTTGTGCTAGACCTTGAATTATTGCAGGGTTTGTCATTGTCATAAGAAGACTCATCAGCTTTGTCTCGACGTCTTGAGTTGATGGAGCTGACATGGACTCAATATCAGGTACATAGTCATAATTACCCTCAAGATCCCCGGGCTCTATAATCAGGTTCCCCCCTCCACCTGAGTCATCTGCAATATACTTTGGAACCTCTATAGGAAGTCCGTTTTCATCTTCTCCAACATTTACTGCAAATTGAGGCCCGGGTGGTACTTCAGGCGCTGGCATTCCCTGAGCTAGCATATTTGTTGCTTCCATTGCATCGTCTTGAGTTGGCCTTATATCTCCTAGTCCCTGTTTTGTGAAAAACTCTATAGCGTCTCTACCGACAATCCTAATAATCTTTAGCTTGTCAGCCTTTGCTTTAAACATAAACTGCTGATTCATTGAGTGCCATAGCATGATCTGATGCTTAAGTGCTTCTGCTAGAAATATTTTATTCGCATTGTCACGAACGTTTCGTGTATAGGCTGTGTCCTTAATCTCTGTTGCAGTAACCTGTCCAACCTGCTGAAAAGGATTTGCACTAGACATCTGCTGACTCTGTTCACCCCACGCATTCATAAGGGAACCAACTAGCACCTGATAGATTGCTTGAAAGTTTGAAGTCATAGAGGTATCTATATTCATAAGCTGTACGTCAACGTTTGGAGTATTCATTAACCACTTAGCCTCTGGTGACCAATCAAGGGTATGCATTCTTACATTGAGGGGATTAACATGAACTGGAGGACGAAGTGCTAGTGCTATCGTGTCAGAATACGCACTTAAATGGGCATTTAAGGCTTTTATTTGCTTTGCTACTGGTTCCAGTTCGTTTACGCCATATAGATCGTCTGGTAGAGGATAGTATTTAAGATGAACAACATGCAAACTTCTATCTCTATATGGATTAGGAATATCACGCACAACTACCCCATGTTTAATTGCAACTGAAATCCACCTATCGGATCGTCTTTCATGAATGATCTCAATCGGTTTGTTATATTCATCACGGCCTAGAAAATCCTGAAGGCCTTTCATTTCCTTATTCTTGCTCTGAATATTTCTTGTGTCTCCGGAAGACTTAGAGTCCTCCCGCACGGAATCTTTTAAATAATTCAGGTTTTTGTAGTGAGGTTCACCTCTTGCAGCATCATTAATCGTCTCCATATCAGAAATGGTTAAGTATTCTCTATATTGAAACCATTTATTAATGTATTCGTACGAAGGATTAGCTAGAACATCACGATTATTTAAGACTTTAAAGTTAGGCCCATCATAGTACACTTCTTTCTTAAATTTCCCTTTTTCATCTTTAATAGTTCTACACTCATAATGCCAATCCGCGATACCGAAAGCAGAACCGTATTTTCTGACGTTTTGGTCCATCATCATCCATTTTGCAATCATTGACTGACCTAAACGCGTATTGTCTTCCCATTGATAGTCCAGTAACTCATTATTTATATATGCACCTAATGTATCCCCGCCCTCACGTGGAACCATACGACCCTTGGGCTTACTTCCGATTAAGCGCGCGGACTTTTCAAGTATCACGGTATAAGGACGGGGATCAAACATTAATGACCTATAAGGCCAAGAATTTTCATCAATGTGGGATGCAAACATTTTATCAGCGTCATCAAATCCGTTCTTGCGGTATATTCTTTGTTCTAAGTCCTGCTTAGACATCTGATAATGAGAGGTAACCTCTGTAAAGGCTTTGACTTCGGATTCTGTCCCCTGAATAATTAATGGTTTAACTGACATATTTTGCCAACAAAAAAACGGGCTCTTGCGAACCCGTCTTAGATACAATCTTGACGATTTTATTTATTATAACACTCTTTAGCTACAATACAAATTACTTTTCACCCTCATCCTCCATTAGGGTACTCATGGTTTCACTATTCTCGCGAATCTGAACATTCGTTAAATCTTTTTGAACATGTATTATAACCTGACCCCTGTGATCGCTTACTCTGAGATTATGAATCCCCCGTATAACTTCAGGGAGGATCTTAGCATTTACCTTGGTTGATTCTAAAAGGCGCACTACATCAAATATAAATTCATAAGGGACTGGAGTGTCAGGGAATAAGGATGCAAATAGCTGTGTGATCTTAGCATCATTAACAGTACGCTCTAGCGTATATGGGTCCTGTTCTATTGTTGGCAGTGATTTTGTCATATTCTCCATTTACTAGCCAGTCCAGCATTAATGTCGTCATATCTATGGTCATCAATTTTAGGCTCGCACAACTGATATAACTGCCATGCTCCAGCTAGACTCATAACTAAATCGTCATGCGCCCCACGTTCTGCTTGTGCCTTTATGGTTGACGTCATTTGTACTAAGACAAAAGAATAGAGCTCTGTTATTGTAGGCTTATCATAAACTCTTAGTAATTTATTATCTATTCCGTCTTTAAGATCTGAGAGCATTTTAGGCCTTGTTGCGGTGTTAGTATCGTATCCAATCTTAGTAGGCTCTGGGTTATCTATATTTCCCGCTGTCGGCATTTTAAATATTTCGTACTTATTTAATCTATTTAGGGATGCTAGACGTTCTAACTCAAATAAGCCCCCGTTATTGCGCTCATAGGCTACAACCGGCTTTACTCCAGTAATATCAAATATTCTTTCTAAGACTGGGAATATAGAGTTAGTCATTTCTGTTGCAATAACCTTATTGTGATAAACGAGGGGTACGTCTAGCTTAGTCTTACTAAGGAACTGTACGGCACAATAATCACCCATCCCTGCTGAAGTATCAGCAAAGACTACAAAAAACTCTTCTGGATCTATCTTTCTGTATTGTCTAAACATGTATAGGGAGACGCTAGCGACGATCTCCCCCTACACAAGCGCTAGCTTAGTTTATATTTATTCTTTTTAGACTCGTTATTTGATAGAACCTTTGAAAGTACATTTTTATCTACAGGTGGTACTACGTTAAAATGATTAACCTGCTTCCAAGTAATTGATTCCGGTCTGCTTGTTACTCCTGTACCTGCATAAAGCTGTCCTTCTTCTGAAAGTCCATAGATAACAACTCCGTAATTCTTCTCTCCGGTTGCTATAACTGATATTTCTTTAAATTGCATTAATATATCACCCCCTCGCTAATTGCCTCTCGGCTGTTCTCTAAATAATATTTCAAAGCGTCAGTGTCAAAATAATTATCTCCTGAGGTCAAGAAAGCTTCCTCTGCTGTATCCGGATATTCCTGTTGATAATATCTCCCTAATTGTTTTTTCTTTTCAACTAAAAACTCTGGAGAATAAAATTTACTTGCCGGATAAAATAAAGGCTTGAATCCTGTCTGTCCTAATACTGACTCATCCCAAAACTCCTTCAGTTCATTAAACCCGTTTGCTGTTGTCTCAATTACTCCAAACCCATTAGGAACTAATGCCTGTAATACTGATGCTAATAATTTTCTAAAGTTTTTAATAAAAGCAGCTTCTGAGATGTGCAGATTGGTTATGGTCCTAGACCTTCCAAAGTCTACATTTTCTCCCGTTCCGATGAAGTATTTACTATTTAAGGCTTCATTAACTAATTCCTGCCTAGAGTTATATTTAAGAGGCACTTTTATCTTATTCTTTTCTTCGTAAGATTTTATAAAGAATTTAACCTGATCCAGTCTTGCTACTGCATTATCCTGAATATCTGCAATAACTACACTCTGAGAGTTTTCAAGAGTAAGAAAATCAGCAGTGAATCTAGCCTCAATATCTGTTGAAAATCCTTGCTGTCTAGCCTTTAATACTAAATAGAGTAATTGTTCTGGAGTAATGTCAACTATTTCAAATTGATCTTGGATATTATTTAGAATAAAATCAACTACATTTCCTTCTTTATCTATTACACTGAAGTTGTCAGCAAAGAACTTCTTATAATTCATTCTTCGTACTCCTTCCTCTGGTTTTTGGCATACTCTCCAAAGTTATTCTGGATAAGGGTAGTAGGCTGAAACTTAGACTTGACCTTATATGCAAGCTCTACCGCTTTAAGTCTAGTTGGATGATCTGCTATCTCTTTATCTGGTTCAGTATGACTTGTTGCTATCTTAGTTGCTTTTAGCCCGTCTTTATGGGCCTGTAGAACATCAATATCAGGCAGATACTGATCCATTAATGCTTTCCATCCTTCACTTTCTGTTAGCTCTAATGGGTTCTTAGCAGTTGCCGGAGCATAACCTGCATCAATCATAGCTTGTCCTATAGGTTTTCCAGTATTTTCCAGTAGGTCTACCATTACAGCTTTTTGCTTTAATGTGGGTTTTTTATCTCTCTTCTTCACTCCCATAATATATCATTATAAGACTCTTAACTCAATTCTGTTTCATTCCTTCAAAAGCTCACCACGCTTCACTCTCTCTTTTAAATCTTCTCTTAGTAGAAATGCTATTATGCGTGCATACTGCCAATCTTCTATCTTCTGCTTATGTTTGATTTTATCTCCCACTATTTCTATTTCGTATTTCTTCATATTCTTCCTTTTCTCATTTATTTTTGGCTAGAGTCACTTATAAATTTTGATTCTATATTCAATACATTCAGGGTTACAAAAATCATATCTGACACCCTCATCAAACAGATTAAACACAGTTATCCCTAAGAAAATAAATAATATAAGAATAATGATTTCAATAATTATATTCATCCCTACTCCCTCTCCTCCTCTGCTTCCACTTTCTTCATTATTATTTTTCTTTTATCAAAATCGTATAGCTCAACTCGGTCATCATCTTCATCCATTAAATCGTAAAAGCTTCCGTAATTGTCCATTTTATTGTGATTTCCATGTTCTTCAAAAAAAGTATTAAACTGCTCAGCTTCTATACGAGAATACCAGCCTATCCCAGCATCGTCTGGATAAAACTTAGCAAATGCCATAAATCCTGAACACCCCTTACATCTAATATAAAACCTATTATTTGCCATTGTTCTCCTTTGCTTTAAGCTCAGATAATTTTTTATCTACTGCAATCTTTAGTTTTTCTTCATCTGAAAGATTTAGAGCTACCTCAAATCCTTTATTAAACCCCTTCTCCATTCCTATCTTCTCAGCCTCTTGGAGGGCTTTGGTAAAGAAGAGTTCAATGTCTTCCTCATGATGGTCACAAACATCACCGCCATCAGGGCATGATATGTATATCGTTCCAAACTTCTCCCTAAACTCTTGTATTGTTTTTTCTGTAAATGTCTTTTGTGTGTGGTTAATCTTTGTCATGTTCTTCTATGTGTTCGTTTAATATTTCTGTTTGACTCTTATTACACCACCCACAATGGGTATCGTTGGGTGCGTACTTGGGCTGTTTCCCAAATCCTGCAGCCTTTCTCACCCAAGCGTAGGTAGCTTGAACTGTATCTATTGTTAATTCGTCTTTTTTCATCTTATCTTTTTAATTAAACTTTCGTAAA